ATCCTGAAGATATTCAAGGTTCTGAATCAGACAATACTGATGAAACAGCTGAAGATGCTCGCTCTCTTCTGGCACAGATATACACGAAAGGGATTCAGAAGGCTGAAGAAGATCTTTCCACTTATGAGAATCGGAAAGAAGCATTCTCTTCACTGAACGACAATACACAGAAAGCACTGGAGAAGAAGGTCGCAGAGCATCTTGAAGAAGTCGGTGACGATTCAAGAAAACAGACTGATAAATATCTTCTCGCTGTTTCTTACTTGAGAGGGATCGGAGCTTATGAATCGAACCCCGCCAGCGTACGCCCCACAGTCGGAAGTGCTGAACAGTGGGCGATGGCAAGAGTGAACGGTCTTCTGTACGCTCTTCGGAATCTGAAATACAGAAGAACACCATACGATACCGATCTATTGCCTGAAGATCACCCTCTTTCTTCAAGAGGTAATGCCCAGGAGAAACGGCATCTTCTATTCGGATATGAAGAACTCCCTAAAGCTGATAAGGAAGAGGGATGGGGATTCACCAAAAGAGAGGCAGACAAGATTCTCGGTGAAGATGACTTCTCTGAATATTCAAAAGCATTTCTTTTTGTATACAGAGGAAGAGAAGAAGACCCTTCTGGTTATCGGCTACCGATTGCGAAGCTGATTGACGGTGAATTGAAAATTGTCTTCAGGGGAGTGGTCGCAGCTGGTTCGGCACTCAGAAGGGAACCAAAATTCAATTCGGGATTCTATAATCTGAACAATATTTCAGATGCAGATCGGACAAGAATTTATGGAATCATTGAAAAGCTGTATGCTGAATTCGGAGAAGAGGCACCAGCCTTTGAGATCAAGGGACGAGCTGTCGGTGATGTGGACCCCACCAATTTTCCCTCTGATGGAGAAGATCAAGATGTGAGCCTGAAGAACAGCGATTATCAAGTCTTTGATATCAATTATGCAGAAGATCTGAAAGACAACTGGCCTGAAATCTGGCGAGCGGGTGGAAATATTGAAGGGAATAATCAATACAGAAGACTTCTTCCGATAGCTCGTCGCAGTTCTCAAGAACCGACAACTGACACCGAAGAAATGGCAATCAGAAAGAGGGAGGCATGGGCTGCTCGCCACTTTGAAGATGGAGGCCAGTTCGCAGAATCAGACCCTCCTTCACCGAATATATCTTCAATCGGTGGTATCATTGCACAGATCAAATGGTTAGTCGTCGGCACTCTAGGTGAAGCTGAAATGAAGAGCATTATTGATTCAGTGAAAGAGAAACAGACAAAAGAGAAAGCCCGAGCTGATATCTGGAAATTGTATATTCGCCAATATAATGAACCAGCCTTCAAAGAACTGAACCGAGCTTCTGTTTCATATCTGGATGGTGCAGCGAAACGCTATTCTCAGAGAATAGAAGACAATGTAACACCGAGCTTGACGAAAGGGGTTATTGATTATGCTTCACTTCTTGCTGAAGATGAAGAAGTCCGAATCTGTTCAATTGTTATCGGAAACATATGGAAGAAGTGGTATAACAAGAGTGGAGAATCAGAACTTCGCTTGATTCTGAAACAGGCTGGTCTGGCGACAGCTGAAGATATTACGATCTCTTCAGAGGGAGTGAATCAAGTTATTGAAATCATGAGTCGCCAGATAATCCGAACTAGTTCAAATGCAATTACGAAATTAGTGGAAGACGGTCTTCTGAACGGTGAATCTGTTTCTTCAATCGCTGCTTCAGTTCAAGAAGCGTATCGCTTTTCACCTTCAGCTGCACGAACGATTGCCCAGACTGAATCAACTCGGTCAACGAATCTCGGATCGCATCAGGCTTATCTTGAAGCGTCACAGCTCGGAGTACAAGTCCGAAGACAGTGGTTATCAGCGAGAGATTCTTCCACTCGCGATACCCATGCGTATCTAGACGGGACGGTCGTCGGAGTCAATGAAGAATTTGTTCTTCCGACAGGGGAAAGAGGAATTGCCCCCGCTTCTTTTGATGACCCATCGGAAAACTACAATTGTCGCTGCACTGTGATTCCGATTGTTGACTAAACGAAGAAAGACCAGTCAAGATTGACTGGTCTTTTGATTGTTTTATAGATTTATATGATTACTTGTGAAAATTATTCATTTTTACTTTGAAAGAAATCTTCATTTCTTCAAGTTGATTCAGAAGAGTCTGATATTTCTTGATCATTTGGTCTTTCTTTTCTGGATTCGCATTCTCAAAAGAGAAAGAGCTTAACTGTTCAATCTTGAAATCTAGATAACTGAAACAATCGTCGATATATTGCCATTCGTTCTTGTATTCTTCTACTCTTGCTGATTTCACTTCTTTGATAGCTTTTCGGGCTACGGTACAGTTATATTTGAATCCTGTTTCAACTAGATTGTGGAGTTCTTGCTTATTCATTTTATTGCCTTGTTTTGTTTCAGAAGATCATTCTTCTAAGTATGTATATACTTAAAAAAGAAGGTAATTGCAAATAAAAATGCGAATAAAAGTGCGATCAATACAGAAACGAAGCATCCATCAACGCTATCCTGTGAAAAAAATAATAGAAATGATTATATTTTTCCTTTATATACTGATTGAAGGGGATTCTATATGATATTCAAGCAGCTTATATCTAAGCGATTAGAAAATAATGATTCAAGTATCCAGGAGAAGCAGCTTTTGTCTTTCATTGCTTCAACTGATAGGCCAGACCGATATGGGGATGTCATCAATCAATCAGGCTGGCAGCTGGAGTCTTATGAACGAAACCCTGTGATTCTTCTGAATCATGAACACAATTCTTTACCGATCGGAAAAGGTCAAGTTCGCATGGCACCAGAAGGTCTGATAATAGATGTGGAATTTGATATGGAAGATGAACGAGCAGCTGAAATCGCTGGAAAAGTTCAGCGTGGATTCTTGAACGCTGTCAGTGTTGGCTTCACTCCCTTGAAGGCTGTTTCAAGAGCGAATCTTCCGAAAGAGCATGCAGCTTATTCTCAAGAAGGCGGTTCTTATTTTGATTCGGCCGAACTGCTAGAAGTCAGTATTGTAACGATCCCAGCGAACAGCGATGCAACGGCTATCGCAGCGAAAGGGATTGACTCCACTCTGAAGAACTTGATCAAAGAAGAGATTGAGTCTTCAATCGCAGCTTATCCAGTACCCGCTATTTCAAAGCATATTCTAGAGGTGAGAGAAGATGAAGATTCTTTCACTATTGTCTTCGCAAAGCCCATGATGGAAATGGAAGAAGAAATCACTGAAGATGAAGAAGAAATGGGTATGCATAAAGATGAAGAAGACGAAATGAAAGAATTAGAGCGGTCGGCTCTTATCAAAGCACTCTTATCTATAAAGGAGAATTCATATGAGTGATATCACACGAGCGAAAGAGATTATTGACGGTCTAGTTCGCAATCAGAAAAGTGCTGGCGATCGCTTGCACAATGTTGAAAACCAGCTTGAAGATCTCAAGAAAGCACAGCGCTTGATTGATGAATCTATTCAGGCACCAGCTGTCAACTACACTGGAGAATCAGAGCTTCGTTCTTTCATACGAGAAGACGGTTCTATTCAGTGGACTACTGAAGTGAAGCATGTTTCTAATAACCGAGGCCAGCGTGTTTCAGTGGAAGAGGCTGGTCTTCTTGATTCAGAATATATTTCTTCAGACTGGCATGCCGAACTGAAGACAATCGCACAAGACCGACACATCTGTCGCATGCTTTTAAGCGATCCCTATACACCAAAGATGGATGCGAAGTTATATCGTCATTTGATGAAGGCACCGAAGAGCATTCTTCCTAGCATTCAAAAAGCTTTTAACGATCAAGCGGGCACTGGTGCTGAATTTATTCCAGACCAGTTTCTTTCAGAACTGTATCAGACCTTTCAACTTCCGAAGCGTCTTCGTTCACTCTTGACTCGTGTACAAGTGGACCGAAACACCGTTCTCTTGCCACGCTTGAATCGTGGTGGTCGTCCATATATTAAAGGCGAGATCACCGTTGATTCTCCCCTTTCACAGTACACCACCAGCACTCCCTCAACTGGTCAAGCCACAATCGCAATCAAGGGACTCGCTTCAAGTTATATTCTTGATGATGCAGCCGTTGAAGATTCCGCTCTCGCTGTTCTTCCGATCTTCTCTCAACAGATCGCACAAGATCTTGAAGATGCTTTTGAAGACTGTATGCTGAACGGTGATACAGCTGCGACCCATCAAGATACCATCAGTTCATGGAACATTCGTAACCGATGGGGTGCTAGCGGTCTTGGTGGAAGTGCCGATCACCGACGAACCTTCCTGGGCATGCGTGCCGCAGCTTTTGATCAAACTTCTTCAGCTGCTATCGCTGCAGCTGGTGGTGCTGTTATTGAAGATATTCTTGGCGGTATGGCGAAGCTCGGTGAACTCGGTTCTAGCAACCTTGTTATGGTCGTTAGCCCTGAATTCATGCTGAAGCATCTCATGTCACTTGACGAAGTGGTAAC